CGTAACACAACTTAAGCATATCCTGTTGCTTCTCACGATCCATTAAGAATGGAAATGGGGATGGCTCATCAGGATGCGCGGCGAAGTTAGGAGAACGCATACCATTGTAGAACAAGCAAACGCCAGTTCCAGTCTCCCACTTATCCATGTCTGGACTAACTGAATCAAAGTTAGAACAGTCTTTAGGCAAGGCCCATCGAGTGTGAGGATTATCTCCAGCGGATGGGTTGCCAATACCAATGAATGTCTTGTCATTGTTTGATGCCAAGTTGGTTCTTGCAGTAATTGCGCCAAGTTCCATTTCTGGCAACTCATCCAAGGCTAACCTAACCCTATCATTCTTACGACCACGGGTAGTATCAATAGCCTTCTGACCCTCGTTACCAGACTGGAAAGCTAGAGCCTTGATAGCATTTCGATAGTCCTTATCCTCATCGTTGGACGCGCCACCCCAAACAATCATGTGGCGATAGTCAATGAGCTTACCTATTTGAACGCGAGCGCACTTCCAGAGTTTAGAGATGATACCCCAGATACGATCCTCGGACGCACCGAGAGTAGTAGTAGCTACCCATGACGAAGTGCAATGCGGAGCAGAACACCAATCAAGATAAATCCAAAGACCAACTGGAAAACTTTTCCCCATCGAAGCAGCCCCCGCTAAACAAATATCTGTATTGTTACAAAGCTCCTCAAGTGTCCTCAATAATTGAGTATTGGTATAGCCACGATTGTAGATAGAAACCTCAGTCGGCCATTGGAGTTTCACGGCATTGATGAAGTGTTCGTGCGGGGATAGTAATTTAAATTCAGAAAGACTTATGTTATGCCTAGTGCAATAACTTCTGCCATATTGCCCCCTAGTCATAGCGTAACAAAACAATTCAACACCAAGATCGTCTAGGTTCTCTGGAAACTGCATTCCGTAGCGACGAATACCTTTGTTTGAAGAAAAAGCTCTTGACATATCAATAAGAAAATATATTTTCCGTGCAAAGGCAAGATGAAACTGAAAAACAAAAATCTCGCACCTGTCGGGGGCTGGTATTGGAAGTATGAGATCAAGCGTGACAAGCTCACGTTTCCTGCGATTGTTTACGGAAGCACATTCAATAGCTTGATTCAAAACATCCGAAAGGACTATACATCGAATGGAATCGAAGTTCCTGCCAATATTGAGCAGATGGTCGAAGATCAAACCTGCCAGCGTCAACCGAGTGATCGTTGCTGGTATAGCGATGGTCTCGGAGACAAGATCGCGCAGGCTATCCATACTGTGGCTGCAACCGCAGACAAGGTTTTAGGAACTAAACTAGAGCATAAAGCTCGCGGATGTAGTTCATGTAACAAACGAAGAAATGCCTTGAATTCATTATCGTAAACGATAAAAGTATAATCCTATGCTCTCCATCGGCCAAGACAACTTTTCCCTTGCTACTTTAGACCAAGACGGCAAGCCACCAGAAACACGAATCTCCAATGCGTCTCACGCTTGGAATATTGCAAATAATCTGCGCCTTGCAAACATCGGGCGCGAGAACAAACGTATCCGTATCTATAAGGCTTACAAAATGTTCCCGCCGACAGGATACAGCAAGCTCGCGGAGAAACGACTTCCTTGGCAATCTGATGTTAACTATGGACAGCTTGGGTTTATCGTAGACAACCAGAAGTCCAGCTACTACGATGTCATTACAGAACGGCAGGCGTGTTGCACAATTAAAAGTAAATTCGGCAATGAAAAAGAACGACTCGTTAACTCAGAGAATATCGGAATCGCCTTTGACCAAGCAATCCGCGAATGGCCCGGATACCTCTACAACACAGAGCAAGACCTTGAAGAGATGCTTCTGTATGGAAAGGGAATCGGAATGTGGGATAGCCCACTTGGATGGATGCCAGAACACGTCTTCCTCTCTGACCTTCTCTTTCCAGACGACATTAGGATCGACTTCTGCAACCTTGAGGAGTTTGTCCGCCGTGTCCGTCTAACCCCATACGAACTCTACAAGAAGATTGAGAATCGTGCGGCGGCAGAAGCGATGGGCTGGAATGTCGATGCGGCTATTGATGCTATCCGATTCCACCGCGCATTTACAAACCACCGCAAGACCCGCGAGGATTTCTTCCGCACTATCAGCGAAGCGGGATTCAACTGGTCACTCTCTGTGAACCAGAAGATCGACCTCTACGAAGTATACTGGAGGGAGTTCGACGGAAAGATCAGTAAGGCGATCATCCTTCAAGACTACCAACCAATCGCTGACTACATCAACTCCAATGTAAAGGGCGCAGGAAAGATCAGCGATGATGATGTCAGAACTCAGCATGGGTTTATGATGCTGAAGATTGGACTCTTCGATTCTTGGGATGAGATCATGTATATGCTGACCGACTCGGTTGGTAGCGGACTCTTCCAAGACATCAAGAGCCAAGCAGAATCTGCGTTCGTTGCCTGCCGTCAGTATGACTTCACAATGAACTCGCTGGTAGATGCAGTGCGACTCAATTCTATGTTGATGATCGAAGGCCAAGGCCCAGACTCAACCAAGATGTTGAAGCAGATGGAATGGTTGCCAATCAGCGTCATGCCAGACGGGGCGAAGTTCATCCAGAACCGCTTCCAACTCCCAGTAGCAGAAAGCATGGGATTCATGCAGTTCTTCATGGGAGATATGTATAGGGGCATGGGGCAGTATCGCATCAACGCTCCGACTGCTGGAGGAAAGCAACGCACCAAAGGCGAGGCAGAGTTAGATGCGGCTGAATCCGCTAAACTCTCTGGAACACAGATTCGCCGATTCAATGAGTGCCAGACTCTTTACTTCAAACAACTCTACAAACGCTTCGTAAACGCCAAGTCCAGCGATGATGGATATGAGTATGTGAAGAAGTTCTACGAGATTCTTGAGGAACTTAAAACTCCAAGGGAAGCCGCGCAATGGAAGAACATCACCAGCATCCGTTCTAACTTGATCAATGGTGCAGGTAGCCCATCGTTCAAACTCATCACCGCTGAGAAGCTATTGCAGATCACAGCAATCACCCCAGCGAACGAGGGCCAAGAGAACGCAGTTAAAGACGCAATCGCGGCACTTTCTGGGCGAGACAATGTAGCTCGCTACCGGAATACCAAGATCAGCAAGATTGATGATACGACTCGCGTTATCGGATTTGAGAATGCTGGTATGACTGATGCGTTCGTTAACCCAGCCAACTTCCCTGTGCTGCCAACCGATCCACACATCGAACACGCTCAAGGTCACTTCCAAGACTTGGTGATGCAGTTGCAGATGAATATGCAGTCTATCCAGCAAGGTCAACCAGACATGGCTGATCTTTCTCTGGCCGTTCGCTCCATCAAGTTCAAGGGTGGTCACATCATGGCGCACGTGGAGTATATTGCGAAAGACCAAGGCAAGCAGGACTTCTTGAAACAATTCATGCAGGGAATGAACGAGGCGCAGAAGATCGCCGACGAACTTCAGTCTGTATATGTGGAGATGGCGCAAGCCGAAGCTCAAAAAGGTGGTCAACCAAACTCCGAGGAAGACATCAAACTTCAATACCTCGCCGCCAAGTCTGGTATCGAAATCGACACCAAGAAGAAGCTCGCCGACATTTCGATTGGCAAGGCATCCATCAGCCACGCTCAACGCACCGAGCAGCGCAAGGAACAAGGTATCACTCAACTCGCACTCCAGAAAGCCAAGGCTCGCGCCGAGATTCAGAAGGCGAAAGCAAAGATGGCGGCAGAGCAAGGAGAGCCAATGGAAGAAGAGGTAGAGATGGAAGAGCCAGAGGAGATGGAAACCGAAGAGGTAGAAACTCCAGAGGCAACAGAAGTAGTTGAGATGGAAACCACACCGACACCAATACAACCACAATGACAACCGAAAAAGTAAAATCCCTATGCGCGGCAATAACAACACACGAAGATTGGAACAAGCTACAGGCTTACTTGTTGCTTAACGTAAACCCACCAGAAGGAGTAACCACGCTTATCCATGCAATCAAAACTATTGATGCTATTGGAACAGAAGAACAAGGAGAATTCAAAAAAACCAAGTCTTCTTCAAGAAATAAAGAACCTAAAGACGGCACGATTGACCCAGACCTCGACGAAATCTAATTTATGGCAGACACAAACGACACAGCAGAAGTAATCAAGGAACTGAAGGCTAAACCTCAAGTTCCGATTAAGGGCAATACATCTGACTTCCTCAAGAAGTTCAGCAAACAACAAGCTGACGATGGCAAGCCTAGTGCTACCAATGTCGGAGACCCGAATCTTGGAATACCTAAATACAATGAAGAAGAACCGCCCGAAGAACCAACTGGAGTTACCGAAGCTGAAATCACGTCTGACCGAACAGGGAAGAAAAAAGGATTCGTTGAACGACAAATCGAAGAGAACCGCAAGCTCAAAGAAGAACTGGAGAAATACAGGAAAGAAGAAGTCCCCAAGTTTGAAACAAAAATCCAAGAACTTGAGCGAATGGTGTCCGAGTCAACATCGACTAAAGAAGCCAACCACTACCAAGAACAACTCAACAAAGCCAACCAAGAGAAGCTGGAAGTTGAGCAACAACTATCCGAGCAGATCAAAGACCTACGAGGAAAACTGGATTTTCACGATATCACAAGCAATCCTGACTTTAAAAAGAATTACCTCGATCCCATCAAGAATACTTATGATGGTGCGAGGCAGTTGCTGGCGAATGATCCAACGCTTCTTTCAACATTCTCCCGTGCTGTCAATGCAAACTCCTCCATCTTCAATGCGGCATCCGAAGAAGATCGTCGGGCAGCAGAGATTGACCGAGACCAAGCGTTTGAAGAAATCACGAACTCGCTCTCGCAATTCAAGCAATACCAGTTCGCGGAGCAAGTCAACAGCTTCATCAAAGCAACTAACAACCACCATTCTGCCCTCGTTAACTTCGAGGAAACTAAACAAAACATCCTTCAAACATCAAAGCAACGCGAGCAAGACGGGCGCAACAAGTATCTGAATCAATGGAAAGAAGGGTATAAGAATACCCAGCAGGAAATTGATAACGCTACTGCGATCCCAGATGCGGTTGCTGATTACATGAAAGAAAAGGGAATCAAGTATGACTTGTCCCGCGATGAGGCTATCGCATTAGCAGCTACTCAGCAGAGTAATGAGCAAGCATCGGTAGAAGACATGAACCGCCTTATCAACCAAGGCCGCGCATATCAGAAGCTACAAGCTCAACTCAAAGCATACCAAGAGATGGTTAAAGAGAAAGACGATTATATTTCACAACTGAAAGGATCGTCACGCATCTCTTCATCTCCAAGTTCAACGGATTCCCAGAAGCCAAGAATGAGTATGACGGAGGGACTGGCCGCGAAGATCGCAAGATTCTCGCCGCAAAATCGAGTAACTGCATAGCCCACCATTCCTAGTTCTGGTTTGAACAAGGGGGAGGTAGAATTTGGCTACCTCCCCCTAACTTTTTTTAAAATATCTCTTGACACTCAAATCAAGTGATTGCATTGTCCCGCACAAGAGATAGCCGAAATTATCGTTTACGATAAAATTAGGGATTCAGCCGCACTCTGGCTGGCGAGTTTTCGATCTCGCATGAAAAACGATTTCTGGACAGAAGAAACTCTGGGTTGAGTCCAGCAGAGGAAACCAAGCACTCGCTTGCTATTCCTCTGTGGCATAGTTTAGCGGTGCAAAACTAAACTAAACAAAAATCAAATAAATCAATGAGCGATCAACTCTACTTCAATAGTTGTGCTGAGATTGACAGTTTCTTCCGCGAGGGCCGCGAATATTTCAACGACCTCTATGTGAAGAAGCTCGTCACTAACTCTGCATACTTCACCCGTTTCGAGGAGCAATCTTGGCCCTTGAACCACACAACCGAACAGAAAGCGTTCCGCTTTGGCCGTGGATTCCACGATCCTTGCACCCCTTTCCGTGCGATCAACGACACCTACTGCGAGACTGATTCTTGCGATAGCAAACCAGAAGTGATTCAACGCCCCGGCACTGAGTCCTACACCTTTGAGCTTCTCCGTAAAGAGATGACCACTGACTGGATTTGCGTTGAGAGCCTTCTCTACCGCCTTTTCCCTGCTGAAGAGATTCTTCAGTTTGAGGAGTCCAATGCCCGTATCACCAAGAACGTTCACGAAGAGTTCCTTCGTAGCAACTACATCGGTGGTGCTGGTCACAAATGGATGGGTATCACTACGGATGACGGAACCTACTGCGGACTGGTCGATGACCAAGCATGGTTCGTTCCCGAACATACTGTCAACAACGAAGCTGGTTACGACCTTTGCGCCATTCGCGTTAAGCTCGCTCCTGCCGACCTCAACAAGATTGCTTACCTCTCGCTTGATATGCTTGATGACGCACTCGTTGACCTCCAAGACGAAGATGACGCTTTCCGCCTTGATCTCCAAGACGCGACTGGTCAGCCTTTGCTCGACATCGTTATCCCTGATCCTCAAGTTGGCCGTGCGCTTTACTTCCAAGCCAAGCGCAACAATGGTTACTGGGATGCTAACACGGACTTCGATGAGCGTCTTACCCGTCTGAAGCTCGGCATCAATCGTATCATCGGCGACTACGCCTTCGGTTACGACATCAACTCCGCTCGCTTCAACTCTGACACCGCCTTCAACGCTGGTCTCGCTCCGTTCAACGAAGCTGATCCTGCTACTTGGGCGCGTCTGGTTCGCGTTCCTCGCTACATCAAGACTGTCCTTGAAAACGGATGTGCTTATATCCCGAACAAAGCCTACCGCAATGCCGACTTCGGTATCTCGGTTGCTATGGTCAATAAAGCCATGTGCAAGTGGACGATGCCTTCCTCGACTGGTTACGGCCAAGCCCAACAAATGACCCAGAACTACGCTGGCGATTGGGAATGGAAGAACCCAGATTGGGAGTGCAACCGCTGGCGCAAAACGGGCTTCTATCAAGCCCAGTTCCGTCTGGCCGCACAGGTCAAAGACCCAACCATCATGCACACCTTCTTGCATCGTATGCCTAAGAGCAAAAACCTCTACGGCTCCTGCTGCGAAGTGCAGAACTATATCGTCCCTGAGAACAATCAGGACTGCTATAGCTGCGCTGGCGTGGGCGACATCGTTGTGCCTTCCTAAAGTTAAATAAGGGGAGGGGCTATTAAAGCCTCTCCCCATAACCTTAAACAAAATAAAATATATGTCTAATTCTCGACCACTCGCTTATGATCGTGTCAACCTGTTTGGCCCGATTGCCGTTAACCTCCTCGCTGCTGGAGACGCTGACCTCTTGGTTCTCAACGACCAAGACACTAAGTTCTTCCCAACCAGCATCGTTCTGGAGACTGCCTACGCTCGCGGAACCACTGCCACCGATCCAGTTGTGATCGTTGACAACGGAACCACGGGAAACAACATCACTGGTTCGCTGACCATCACGGACGCTCTTGACAACCAAGGCCGCTACAATCCTCTTGCGATTGCCGCCAATCCTTTTGTTATCACTGGCCCCGGCAAACTCCGCTTGCTGAAAAGCACTGTGGGTGCTGGTCAAGCTACCGCTACCCGCGCTCGCACTTCGGGCGTTGCTACCATCGTTACTGGTGCTGCTCATGGCTTTGCCACGGGCGATGTCATCACGATTGCCAGCATGACCGACACTTCGTTCAACGATGTGCAGGCTGAAGTTACTGTCGTTAACTCGACTACCTTCACCTACGCAAACGCTGGTGCTGATGTCGCTTCGGGCGCGGATACCGCTGGACGTGTTGGCGCACTCTATGTGAATGCCTACGTTGTTGGTATCTACTACTAAACCTAAACCTTGGGTGGGGGAGTTACATTCTCCCTCACCCTAACCCTTTTAAAACTATGGCTTGCTTTACCGCTCTCGATTACCGCAATAAATCATATCCTTTCGTTCAAACAATTGCTGATGCCGCTGGTATTACTCCAGTCTCTTATGGTTGCTATGATGCATCTAGCGATGCCGCTAAACTCTACCAATTCTATGTTGGACTCGCAACCATTGGTGGCCTCACCCCAGTTACTGAAAACTGCTTTGTGCAAAAAACTGAAGACCAGCAATACTACCTCACTAATGAGGCTCTTGCTGCGGCTCTTTCATAATTATCGTAAACGATAACAATCTTATGGCTACTCCAGCACTATCACAGACCTGCTTTGTTGATTTAACTCCAGATCAGCAGAACTTTAATATCTACGAGTCTCTAAAACAGATCGCAGGATTTGATATTCCTGAATACGATCAGATTGATATTACTTACTATGGCTCGACTAACAATATTGCCACAGTGCAGTATCTGAAAGACGGGAACCCAGTTGCAACGCTAACTCTTACCTACGCTATTCAGCCTCCAGTTACGAATGATGCTAATCTTACAACTGTGTCTATAGCTTACCCATAAAAGTATGGCACTCACATTCAATCCATTTACTGGTAAATTGGATTTTACCGGAAGTTCAGCAGCCGCTGCAATCGGAGCAACAGGTGCTACAGGCCCAAGTGGTGGCCCCACTGGAGCTACGGGGGCAACTGGTGGAGCTGGTGCTACAGGAATTGGAGCAAGCGGAGCGACAGGAGCAACTGGTTTGGATGGCGCAACTGGACTATCTGGATCGACTGGTTCAACCGGAGCCACTGGGTTAACTGGCAGTAATGGAGCTACTGGTTCTACGGGAGCCACAGGAACCGCTGGTAGTGCTGGCGCAACAGGATCAACTGGAGCTACAGGCGTTGCAGGAACCAACGGAATTGATGGAGCAACTGGATCGACTGGAGCCACAGGGGCTACTGGTGAAGGAGCAACTGGAGCTACTGGTATTGGCGCAACTGGCGCGACTGGCCCTGCTGGTGCTGGTGGTGCATCTGGTTTTTACGGATCGTATTTCAGCAATGTTGACCAAACTGCTGTTGTGGCTAATACCGCCTACGCAATGACAGTAAATAATGTCATTGGACAAAATGGCATTTCGGTAGTTAGCGGATCACAAATTACTTTTCCTTCGCCGGGAACATACGACATCCAGTTCTCCGCTCAATTTCATAACAATGGTGGTGGAGGTTCTGGTAATACTGTCCAAATCTGGTTCCGTAAAAATGGAACCGATCTTCCAGATTCCGCTACCCGTATATCTGTTCCAACGAATAATCCTTATGTAGTAGCGGCGTGGGACTTCATGGACAACTTTGTTGCTGGAGATAATTTCCAGTTGATGTGGTCAACTGACAATACAAACATCGGCATCGACCATAATACAGCAGTCTCGCCTGCTCCAGCGATTCCATCAGTAATCATCACAGTAATGCAAGTGATGTATAACCAGCTTGGGCCTCAAGGCGCAACTGGCGTTGCTGGCAATAATGGCGCGACAGGAGCAACAGGAGTTGGAGCCACAGGTGCAACTGGCCCTGCTGGAACATCCACACCTACCGATGTTCAAATCTTCACATCGTCTGGAACTTGGACGAAGCCAGCAGGAGCAAGGTCAGTAGATGTTCTTGTTATCGCAGGTGGTGGTGGAGGTGCATCTGGACGAGTCAACGCGGGACAAATCGGTGGAGGTGGTGGTGCTGGTGGTGGCTTAACTTTTAGAACACAAATCCCAGCTTCTTCTTTGTTAGCAACTGAAGCTGTCACAGTTGGTGCTGGCGGGACTGGAGGGAATGCTGTTACTGGCCCTAACGCTCAAGGACTTTCTGGAAACGCTGGCGGAGATTCAAGTTTTGGAGCAATTGGCGGGAGTGCGTTTTATCCGTGGGTCTACGCAGGTGGAGGTGGAGGGGGAACTGGCTCTGGGTCTTCTGGAACCGGAGGAGGATCAAATGGACGAAATGTAAACCCCGGAGGTGCTGGAGGAACTGGCTCAATAGCAAGTGCTGGCGGTGCTGGTGGGACTACTGCAATTTCTGCCGCTGGTGGAGGATCTGGCGGTGGATGCAATACTGCCGGATCATGGTTTATCGGCGGGAATGGTCAATGGGTTCTAGGGAACAATCCTCTGACATCTGGCGGACAAGCATTAGGCGGACAAACCGAAGGCGCGGTTGGGGCAAATGGAAGCACAATGGGATCATATATTCACGCTGGTGGCGGTGCTGGTGGTGGTGCTGGTGGTGTAGCTGTTAATGCTGGCAGAGGGGGCAACGGGGGGCTTTATGGAGGTGGTGGTGGAGGAGGCGG